GACAAACTGATGCAGGGTGAGCTTGGTGATATGTTGTTCACCGATCCACCTTGGAATGTAAATTATGGCGCGGTCAAAGCAGGTAATGCGCAAGGATATAAGCCCCGTAAAATCCTGAACGATCATATGGACGAAGCCAAGTGGTGTGAATTTGTAAGTGGGTTTTGTGCCTCATTCTATGTTGTCACGAAGCCCGGTGCGCTTGCTTACGTTGTCATGAGCGCTCAGGAATGGCCTGCGATCGACAAGGGGTTGCGCGAAGCTAAATTTCATTGGTCGTCGACGATCATCTGGGTGAAGGACGCACTCGTTCTCTCCCGCAAGGACTATCACACGCAGTACGAACCCTTGTGGTATGGATGGAACGAAGACGGACCGCGGATCATGCATGTGCCGGACCGCAAGCAGTCTGACATCTGGAACATTCCTAGGCCGAGGGTCTCTGACCTGCATCCCACCACGAAACCGACACAATTGATTGAACGCGCGCTGCTGAATTCTTCGGCCCGCGGCGCTTTGGTGGTCGATCTATTTGGAGGTTCGGGCTCGACGTTGATCGCTTGTGAACAGCAGGGCAGGCGATGCCGCTTGATGGAACTTGATCCAAAATATGCCGACGTGATTGTTCAACGCTGGCAAGATTTTACCGGAAAGCATGCAATCCATGAGGAAGATAGCCGCACGTTTAATGAAATCGCCAGAAAAGAACCCGCGCCCGTTTCCAGTGATTGCGCAACGGCCTAAGATGCTTAGGCAGCAGCCAGAACCCTATCAACAATAATGTCATCGGCATGGGCGCGGGCTTGAGCCAAGTCATACGATGTCTGCATGCGCATCAGCGTATCAGCTTTTATACCAAAAGCCTTCTCGAACCTGATCGCCATTTCAGCGGAAAGGGCCGTGTGGCCGTTGAAAAGATTGCTGAGTGTCTGGCGCGTTACGTGAAAGCAGGTTGCGAGGTGATTGATGCTAACGCCGTGCGGAACGACTACTTCGGTTTTCAGCCAATCACCGGGGTGAACAGCTAGCGAGGGGTGCATGATTATAGCCATCAGTGGTAATCCTCCATATCAAGTTCAGCAATTGTCGCTTCATCAATCTTGATGAAGGTCAGACGCCAGTTTTTTGTCACGGTCATTGCCCAGTGCCCGGCCTTGTCGCCAACCAGTTCGTGCAACCCATAATTCGGAGGCACGGCCAGTTCGTTAAAACTTGCTGCTGCATCAATAAAAGCCAGCATCTTGCGGATCCGTGCTGTGTCACCCACCAAGCCTTTTGCGTTGCCGGTTTCGAAAAACCTTCGCAGCCCTTTGTGGGTTATACTTTCGATATCCATAGAGCCATATGTCAAACATCATTTGACATGTCAAAGGGTATTTGACGAGTCCGAAGCGCGATGCGGCACAGGAGCCTTCCTATGAAGCCTGGAACAAAACCAAAGCCAACCCACCTCAAGCTGGTCACCGGCAATCCTGGTAAGCGCAAGCTGAACGGTAAGGAGGCTAAAGCCAAAGCATCGATACCTGCACCGCCGGTCCATCTCACCGCCGATGCGGTCGAGGAATGGAACCGGGTTGCAACGGATCTCTTCAATTTGGGCGTTCTATCCGAGATCGATAGGGCTGCACTTGCTGCCTATGCGCAGGCCTATGGCCGCTGGGTCCAGGCGGAACGGGCGATCGCTAAGATGGCGCAGAAGGATCATCTCACAGGCGGCCTGATGATAAAGACTACCAACGGCAACGCGATCCAGAACCCTCTGGTTGGCACCGCCAACAAGGCAGCCGCGGACATGATGCGCTACGCTGCAGAATTTGGGATGACGCCCAGTGCCAGGAGCAGGATCGCAGCAACACCGCCAGAAGAAGGCTCAGATCCCGCCGACCGGTTCTTCGCCTGATCGGACACTGGCCTATGCCAGGGCCGTCGTGTCAGGCGAGACTATCGCCGGGCCGCATGTTCGCAACTCTTGCCAAAGGCACATCGCGGACCTGAAGCGCAAGGATGGCATCTGGTTCGACCAGACGGCCGCCAATCATGCCTTTGCCTTTTTCGAGGAGGTACTGAAGCTTTCCGAAGGCCAGTTCGAGGGCCAGCCTTTCCAGCTGGAACCAAGCCAGGCCTTCATTATCGGCTCGCTATTTGGCTGGAAGCGCAAGGATGGCAGGCGCCGGTTTCGCCGGGCTTACATCGAACAGGGCAAAGGCAACGGCAAGTCGCCGATTGCTGGTGGTATTGGCGTTTATGGGATGACAGCCTGCAAGGAGGCGGGCGCTCAGATCTATGCGGCTGCCGCCAAAAAGGAGCAGGCCAACATCCTGTTCCGTGACGCGGTAAAGATGGTGCGGCAATCCCCAGCGCTGGCCCGTCGGTTGGAGTTCTCCGGCGGTCCGGGCCGCGAGTTCAACATAGCGCATTTGCCGTCGGGCAGTTTCTTTCGCCCGGTGTCGCGCGATACGGGCAAGACAGGGTCAGGCCCTCGACCTTACTTTGTATTAGCGGACGAGGTCCACGAACTACCGGACCGCTCGATTATCGAAATGCTGGAGCGCGGTTTCAAGTTCCGCCGCGATCCGCTGCTGTTCATGATTACCAATTCGGGATCAAACCGAAATTCAGTTGCCTGGGAAGAACACGAACACGGGGTCCGTGTGGCTGCGGGCAATCCCGATGCGGTGCTGGACCCGACTTACCTCGGCCAAGTCATCGACGATACGACTTTCAGCTATGTCTGCGCGCTCGATGAGGACGACGATCCGCTGACTGATCCCAGTTGCTGGATCAAGGCTAACCCGCTCTTGGGCGTTACGATCACCGAGCAGTATCTCTCCGAAGTTGTGGCCCAGGCTAAAGCCATCCCGGGCCAATTGAACGGGATCTTGCGGCTTCACTTTTGCATCTGGACCGATGCCGAAACCGCCTGGATGGCGCGTTCGACGCTGGAACCATTGCTGGCCGAGTTCGATCCTAAAGGGGGACAACCAGTCTGGCTTGGATTGGACCTCAGCCAGAACCGGGATTTGACTGCACTGGCCGGCGTCCAGCGCAATGGCGAAAAGGATGGCAAGCCGTGTTTTGATGCTTGGGTCGAGGTCTGGACGCCGGGCGATACGCTGTCGGCAAGAGTTCTGCGCGACAAGCAACCCTATGACTTATGGGTCGCTGGCGGATTTCTGAATGCGCCCCAAGGCGAGAACATCAGCTTGCGGCAAGTGGCGCAGGCGCTGGCTGAACTGGACAGTGATTATCGCGTCGAGAACGTGGCCTACGACCGTTACGCCTTCCGACGGTTTGAAGAGGAAGTCAGCGAACTCGGGCTGTCGGTCAATTTTATCGAGCACCCGCAAGGCGGCACCAAACGCGGCAAACCGCAGGACGGGATGAGCGAAGGCCTGTGGATGCCAGGGTCGCTGCGGCATCTGGAGGAACTGATCCTCGAGGGCCGCATCCGGCTCAAACGCAATCCGGTGTTGATTTCCGCAATGATGTCGGCGGTCACCGAGACCGATCGCTGGGACAACAAGTGGCTTTCCAAGCAGCGGGCCATCAACAAGATCGACGCAGCTGTGGCGCTGTGCATGGCAGTGGGGGCAGCAATGGCAGGCGACACCTCCGGCTTGATCGATGACTGGCTGAAGAGCCTGCACGCATGAACCTATTTCAAAAGGCGCTCGGATACGTCGCCCGCTCGATAGGGCTTACCGATCCGCGCCTTACCCAGGCAGTCGGTGGCCGCATGACTACTACTGGCGAAGTGGTATCCACCGCCTCGGTGTTGGGCCTCGCTTCAGCTTGGGCCTGCGTCAACCTGCTTGCCGGCACGATCGCTTCGCTACCGCTCATGGTCTACCGAACCCGGGGCGGCGCGAGGGTGGTTGCAACCGATCATCCGCTGTACATGATTTTACATAACAGCCCGAACGCTGATCAGACCGCGGTCGACTTTTGGGAGTTCATCTGTGCTTGTATCGAACTTGGCGGTAACGCCTATGCCGAGATCATAAGGTCCAGCGATGGCCGAGTGATAGCGCTCAGCGTGCCCATCGCTCCGGAAATAATGACTGTTCGCCGCCTGCGTGACGGCAGTCTGCAGTATGAATGGTCTGACAACGGTATCCGTTTGGTCGCTGCCCAGGAAAATATGCTTCACATCCGCGGATTTGGCGGCAATCCGCTGGGTGGGCTCTCGACATTGTCGTTTGGCCGCCAAACCTTTGGGTTGGCCCAAGCCATTGAACGCGCCTCAGGCGACACGTTCCGAAACGGAGTCCGGCCTTCGGGCCTCCTGAAGACGGCAGACACGCTGACACTCGATCAGCGCAAACAAGCCGAGGAACTGCTGCAGGAGAAGTTTGCAGGCGCCATCAATGCCGGGCGGCCCATGCTGCTCGACCGAGGCATGGACTGGGTTCAGCTTTCGATTAGCCCGGAAGATGCGCAGATGTTGCAGAGCCGAGCCTTTTCGGTCGAGGAGGTCTGCCGGTTTTTTGGCGTGCCGCCGTTCATGGTTGGCCACACTGAGAAAACCACCAGCTGGGGTACAGGTCTTGAACAGCAGACATTGGGGTTCCAGAAGTTCACGCTTCGCCGGCGCCTCAAACGCATTGAGCAGGCGCTTGCTAAACAGCTTCTATCGCCTGCAGACCGTCAGGCCGGGATCGTTATCGAGTTTAACCTAGAAGGCTTGCTGCGCGGAGACAGCGGCGCACGTGCCTCCTTCTACCAGCAGATGCTGAGCAACGGCGTGATGACCATCAACGAGGTTCGTGCGCTTGAAAACCTTGCACCCGTCGAAGGCGGCGAGGTGCCGCGGATGCAGATGCAAAATGTTCCCATCAACCAGATCAGCCCTGGATTGGAGCAATCTGGCACGTCTGCTTGACTGCCTGTGACTGATAATGGAGTTACCCCATGAACCATCTGGATTTCACTTTAGATACTAAGGCCGTTACTGACGGCGGCCTCATTGAGGGCATCGCTGCAGGTTACGGCAATATTGATGCTGGCGGCGATGTCATTGTGCCAGGCGCCCTTAACCGATCGCTTAAAGGGCGCAAATCTGTGCCCATGCTGATGTTCCATGATCAAACCCGTCCTGCAGGGGTATGGACTGAATTTGTAGAGAGCCGCGAGGGACTGATCGTCAAAGGCCAGCTTTCGCTATCTTCCCAATCTGGCCAAGAGGCTCACGGGTTGGTGCGTGATGGCGCGATTGGCGGGCTATCAATTGGCTATAGGACTATCCGCGAGCAACTGGTGGGGAAGACCCGTCAACTGCTCGAACTTTCACTTTATGAAGTGAGCCTGGTTACCATTCCAATGAACGAGCGGGCGGTCATAACCAGTGTAAAATCAATCCTCGAAGATGGGCGCCTGCCAACGCTTCGTGAATTTGAGCATTTCCTGCGTGAGGCAGGGTTCTCGAAAAGTCAGGCCACCGCAATCGCGGGCAAAGGCCTAACGCCGCTGTTCCAGAGTGAGTCTGGCAGCACTACTTCCGACTTTCTGTCGGCCCTTATGGCGCAAATGCGCGCCTGAATATTAGCCTGCAAATAAGGACTATTACATGAGCGATCAAAAAACCGCCGAGCAGCTTGCCGGCGAAGTCAAAGGCGTGCTCGATGCCCGCTACAGTGAAGTGCAAGCCAGCCTTGATACCAAGCAGGCAGAATTGCGGTCCATGCTGGAAACAAGACACGACGAGATCAAATCTGACCTTGATAGCAAACATGACAAGGTAAAGGCCTTGGCCGAAGAAGCGCTGGGCAAAGCACAGCGCGGCGAAGATTTATCCGTGGCTACAAAGCAACTGGCCGATGAAGCACTGACCGCGCTTAACAATGCCAAAGCCCGCCTTGACGAGGTCGAGCAAAAGCTTGCCCGCAGGGTAGCCGAAGATACGGCCCCTCAATTCAAGACCATCGGCGAACAAGTTGTAGCAGATGACGCGATTAAGGCATTTTTGGGCAATAGCACAGTGCGGGGCCGCGCCAGTGTAGAGGTAAAGGCTATCATCTCGGCGCTTA